GGGGGATGATGCAGAAAAAGATCATTTCGCCCGCCTCAGGCGCCGACTACGCCACCGACTCGGGCGAGTTGAATCAGATCATCGGCGCAAGAGTGAGCGCAGCGTTTCCTGGGCTTTTCGTGGGCTCCTCGGAGTCTACGGGCGTTACGGTCAATTATCAATATGCTCGCTACTGCACTCTTTACGATGGTCTCAAGGCATTGCTCAAGAGCAAAGGATACAAGATGCAGATCGTCTACGACCTCGAGCGAAAAAAGGTCGTCGTGTCCGCAGTGCCGATCGTGGATTACTCCAGAGAAATCGAGTATTCGAGCGATATGAATGCGGACTATACGATGATCATAAACCGCACCGGAATAAATCATCTGGTTTGTCTGGGGCAGGGAGAACTAAAGAACAGGATCGTCGAGCATCTTTACGTGGATGGCAGCGGGAACATATCGCAGCGACAGACCTTTTTTGACGAGGACGAGATCGCGGAAGTCTATGACTATGCCGGAGCTAGCAGAGAGGACCTGATACAGTCGGGAATCGACCAGCTCGTCAAGGAAATCAATCTTAACGAATTCCGAATCGAAATTGAATCGGAGCGGGAGGTGCAGATCGGTGACATCGTGGGGAGCCGCGATTATGTGACCGGGCACACAGTATCCGCGCCGATCACGACGAAGCTCGTCAAGTTCGAAGACGGATTCGCGAAGATTGAATATAAACTCTCGGACGACGTGACGGTCGAGAGCATATAGAGAGGTGATTACGAATGAACATCATCACGGGATATAGAGGAGAGCCGCACATTACGTCCCAACAGGACAGAAATGTTAATATCGGCATATTCGGCAGCGGCACACACATCGTTAATGTGGGATCGCAGATGGCGGCGACGATCGTCTCAGCGAATGAAATCACGATCGCGGACGGCCTTATGGTAGCAGAAGGATGCACGGCGACCATCGAGAGAGGCACGACTGAGTCGATGATGATCGAGAACGGCGCCCAGGGAATGCTCCGCAAGGACCTCATCGTCGCCAGATACACAAAGACATCCGGAACGGGCGTGGAAGATATGCAGCTCGCGGTCATCACCGGGACGCCTGCGGCGAGCGCTCCGGCTGATCCTGCATACACGTCCGGATCCATCGCAAACGGGGACGTTCTAGTGGAATTCCCGCTGTATCGTGTCAGCATCAACGGCATCAATGTCGAGTCCGTGACAAGGATCCCCAGCCTGATCTCGCTGCCCGAATCGATAGAAGAGATGCAGACTGCGCTCACTGATGCAGTGACCAGAATTAACGCAGAAGAAACAAAGAATGCGGGAATCGTGCGGACTTATACTTTCTCTGTGGCGGCGGGCGCATACGATTTCAAGAAATTTCCCGCATCAACTATCATGTTGATCGTCAACTCAGCCTATCCGAGTGCCGACATGAAAGGCATTTATTTGATAGGAGTGGCAGGAAACGGCAGAATTGGAATCAAGGCTATTAGTCCGGCGTCAAAAGTAACTGTACAGGAATCGAAGAGCGGGAATGAATATTTGATTGGCGTTCATAACGGCGGTAACGCCTACATTAGGACAACGTACATTGTGACGTATCAGCTTTAAGGAGGGAGGTAGTACATGGCATTAACAACTATTGAAACAAACATCATATTAGATGTTTATGACCATGACGGCACACGACCGTCGATGAAGTCTATCGCCCTTGACAATAACACACGGTATGTCTTTGCGAGGCTCACCTATCAGGGCGAAACTTACGACATCGGTAGCACTGCGACCGTCAAGTTAGTCATCATCCGTCCCGATAAAGTAGGAGCGCAGGTAGCGGGCGAAGCAAAAGAAATCCAGATGGGGCAGGAAGATGAGAGCCTCGTTACTATCTACGGTGCTTATGCGGAGTTAGACCAACCAGCCATTGCCGTAGCGGGAACACTGCTCGGGCAGTTTATCATCACTTCTGGCGACCAGATTCTGCGGTCGCAGATTTTTAGCATCAACAACGGCGAAGCACTCGACGCTGATGAGTGGGCAGGACAGTACGATGGCTATAACCTCGATGAGTTGGTCGAAAATGTCGATAATGCGGTCGCAAAAGTGGACGGCATGGAGAGCGACGTCTCCGACCTAAAGAGCGGGATCGGTGGCATTGGCGTAGCCAACATCGAGGGAGATGGTACGACGGACGTTACCGACGCTATCCTGTCTGTGCTTGAGGATAGTGGAGTCTGCACTCTGGGCGAGGGGACGTATTTGATTGACGGATTGGTAATGCCAAACGGGACAACTCTGCAAGGTGTTGGAGATGCGACAAAACTGCTCCACAAGCCTCTCGTCTCTGGCTCTGCTATCAAAATGGGTAGCAGATGCACCGTCAAGAATCTTACCCTTTACGGAGATACGGCGGACATCACCATCCCGACATCAAGTGAGGGCGGTACTGAAGGCACGGTCAATTATATCGGAGAGCAGACAGTCGGTGATGGGTATGTCAAATATCTGCTCACACAGGCTCTGCCTGCGGGGACATATCACATTAACGTGACCGTCACATCAGACAGTGATGAGAATGGAGTATATCTGCGAGTTTTACCAAGAGAAAGCTACTCGGGTGCCAGCATCATCATGACTCAGTATGTCACAAAAGACACGCCGACCACAATCACGGTTGACTCGACAAGCGAGATTCGATCCATCTGGATTTTCACAAAGTCGAGTGCATCAGCTTCAAAAGGATTTACCGTGACCGTCAGCAATATCTCATTGGTGACATATCAGTCCGACCTTATCGGCAACCGACACGGGATCGAGTGGAGCGGTAGCGAGGTGGAGTTCGGAATCATCGACAACTGCCGAATCGAGCATTTTTCGGGCAGTGCGATCCTTGCGATGGATACGGGGACTCCTATTGACAATAATCTGGCAGTCAGTAATTGCTTCATCCGTAACTGTATTGTTGGAATTTATGTCCGCAGGGATTCCGAATTTGCAAAGATTGCGAACTGCACGATTGTGAGAAATTATTTCGGAATTTTGTGCAGAGGTGGAAATAACAACATCAGCAACTGCGGAATTGACGGTAATGTCGTCGGCGTACAACTCGATGCGGACGAGGGTCATAACGGTGGGCATGGAGTTATATCTGGATGCTCAATTAATCACTCTGGTGGTAATACAGGCTATGGCTTAATTATCAAGGATGCGGGTAGAGAGATGGTAAGTGGATGCAATATCATGATGTCTAAAGTGCGTGTTGAGAATTCCAACGGTAATGTCATCAATGGATGTGGATTCAAGGATACTGTCTGGGAGATTATCGGCGGAGCGTGCAGTGTGTTCGCTAACTGCATGGTTAATACCGATGGCATAAGCATTGTCGTTGAAAATAACACCAGACATAAAATCGTCAACTGCTTCACAAGAGGCGGAGAGGTGGTAACGTCATGACTACTTCTAAAATCATAAAGGGCGTGGTCGGCGGTGGAAGGTATACCGTCACTGCTCCTATCATAAAAGAGGACTACGGACTATATCTACAGATTGAGGGGATTGAGTTGCCCGAAACATACGAAGTCGATTTTTCTAACGATGAGCATTCGGGCAGTTCCGTGACCATGATTGGCAACTCTGACGGAGTGCTGATTCCTTCGCAGTTCATCAAGTCGGGAAAAGACGTATTCGCGTTTTTGTACCATGTCGGTGAGGATTATGGTCGCACTGTCTTTAAGTTCCGTATTCCCAACAAACTGCGCCCCGACAGGACAAACGAAGAGCCTACTCCCGAACAGGCAAGCACCATTGACCAGACTATCGCCGCACTCAATACCGCAGTGGCAAAGACCGCACAGGATAAGGCAGACGCTGACGTATCGGCTCAGAATGCAAGTGCTGACGCTGAAAGGGCAGAAGAAGCAAGGACAGACGCTCAGAACTATGCTACAGATGCAGAACAGAGTGCCACAGATGCACATGAATCGGCATCTCAGGCAAGTGCATCGGCAACGGCATCGGCACAGAGCGCACAGACCGCATCCGAAAAAGCCAACTCCATCCTCAACCTCACCGCATCCGCACAGACGCTCCCCGAAGGATCAAGCGCAAGTGCAAGCTATGATGCACAGACAGGAGTGATGACGTTCGGGATTCCAAAAGGTGACAAGGGCGAGAAAGGCGATCGTGGAGAACAGGGAATTCAAGGCATCCAAGGCGAGCGTGGACTGACTGGCGCAAAGGGAGATAAAGGCGATAAGGGAGACAAGGGTGACACTGGTGCGACAGGAGCAACAGGCGCACAAGGTGAGAGAGGTCCGCAAGGACCGCAAGGCGAAACTGGACCACAAGGACCGCAAGGCGATGATTATATTCTCACAGAGCAGGATAAACAGGACATTGCTGAACTCGTTGACGCAGGCGGCATGGTGGTTACGGCTACTCAAATTAATGGAATACAATACAGTATTGATTCCACATATGATGATATTAAATCTGCTCTATCACAGGGCAAAACTGTAGTCGTAATGACGCAGGGAGTGCCTCAACCTTATGTTGGCAATGTGCAGTTATTAGATGATTGGTATCTTGCGTTTGGCGTATCCACAATTTACGACAACATTGCAACCTTGACAGGATTTATGATTCCGCAGACCTATCAGAATGTGGCAATTTGGACTCAGCAGAAAACGACCATCCCACAGCTTACAGATGTGCAGATTAACGGAACGTCAATTGTTGAGGATGGAGTGGCGAATGTGCCGGTTGCAACAGCCACAACCAACGGCGCTATGTCCGCACAGGACAAAGGACGGCTTGATAAGGTCTATGCGGATTACAGCTCCGCTTTGACGGCATTGGGGGTGATTTGATATGAGTACACCTTTAACAGATAGCATCAATGCCTTGACTACCTACGCTAATGAGGTAACAGGGGCAAGTGATACAACCTTGTCAGATGCGGTGCATACACTTGCGAGTGGGTATGGTAGGGGCGGCAGTACTGTCTCTGCCCCTAGAAAGGACGTCAATTTCATTGACTATGACGGCACAATCCTGCATTCATACACAACCGCAGAGGCTCTTGCTCTGACTGCACTCCCAGAAAATCCATCGCATAGCGGTCTTACGGCACAGGGATGGAACTGGTCGTTATCCGACATGAAATCGCAGGTGCAATCCATGGGCAAGTGTGACATCGGTCAGATGTACATTACTGATGATGGGAAAACTCGTATTTATGTGCATTTCGAAGAAGGACGAACAAGTCCGTATTTTGGCATTGGAGTAAATGGCAGTGTAGAAATTGATTGGGGCGATGGAAGTAATACGGAGACGCTTACTGGTACTTCGCTTACTACAGTAACAACAGCACAGCATATATATGCTCCGGGCGATTATGTAATAAAATTAACAGTTGTAAGCGGTTCGTTTACATTCTTTGGTGCGAGCAACACATCATACATTTTAAAAAAATCTACTTCAGCATTAGCCAACGTTTCGAGAGTATATACTAATGCTGTACAGAAAATTGAATTAGGAAACGGCATCACTAATATTGGAGACTATGCGTTTTGTAATTGTTACAGTCTTTCAAGTATAACTATTCCCGAAGGAGTAACAAGTGTTGGAGGCTATGCGTTTAGTAATTGTTACAGTCTTTCCAATATATCTATCCCCAAAGAAGTAACAAATATTGGAGACTATGCGTTTTATAGTTGTAATAGTCTTTCAAGCATAGTTATTCCCGAAGGAGTAACAAGTATTGTAAGTAGTGTGTTTCATAGTTGTAATAGTCTTTCAAGCATAGTTATTCCCGAAGGAGTAACAAGTATTGTAAGTAATGCGTTTTATAATTGTCACAGTCTTTCAAGTATAACTATTCCCGAAGGAGTAACAAGTATTGTAAGTAATGCGTTTTATAATTGTTACAGTCTTTCAAGCATAGTTATTCCCGAAGGAGTAACAAGTGTTGAAGGCAGTGCGTTTAGTAATTGTTACGGAATGGCAGAATATCATTTTCTTCCAATAACACCACCCGCAATTGCAAACAAAAATGCATTTAATAATATTCAAACCGACTGCATAATCTATGTTCCATACTCAGAAGACCACAGCATATTAGAGGCGTATAAGACTGCAACTAACTGGTCAATATATGCATCACACATGCAAGAAGAAGCGGCTTAAAGCATCTGAGGACAACTCATTCGTTGTCGTTACTGATTTTTAAGTCATATAAAGCACACTTTACAAGAGATACCGCCCGTCACGGTCAGAATATGACGGACTTGTAAGTTAACCAGAGGGCGGAGCAATCCGCTCTCTCACATGAGGACTACCGCCTATGGACGATAAAGACTACATCACCCGCCTTGAATTCGATGAGCGGAGCAAGCGGATTGATGACGAGAACAACCGTCAAAATCACCGCCTAGACAAATTGGAAAAAATTGCAGACCAACTCACTGACATGGCGGCATCTATCAAGACCATGGCGGTGACTATGCAAGGGATGCAAAAAGAACAGGAACGACAGGGGCAAAGACTTGAAAAGATTGAGCAAGAACCCGTGGACAAGTGGAACAAGATAGTAAGCACAGTCATTACCGTAATAGTGACTGCGGCACTCACATGGATGATGAGCAAAGGAGGGATGTAATATGAGCAATGAGAATCGTTACTGGATTAGATGGATTAAGGCGGCTGGAGTGCGTGCCTTGAAGACGGTCGCACAGACTGCGGTGGCACTGATCGGCACGAATGCCATCGGAATCACTGAGGTTAACTGGTACGGAGTAGCATCTGGGGCGGCACTCGCAGGAGTCGTCTCTCTGCTTACATCCCTCGCGGGTATCCCCGAAGTGGAGGTAGATGAATGATACGGATTCAAGCGGTCGGCCTGTATTCGTCCGACTTCGGCAGTGGCGAAACCCGATTAGGGGACGCCACTATCATTGATGACGGAAAGAATTTTGAGGTTATCGATGGTTACTGCGGAAATGGGACAACGAGGCTCATTGCCGCCCTCAAAGCAAGGGGAATCAAGACTCCGTATCTGCACATCTCCCACCCGCATTATGACCACAGGTACGGGATCAGAAAAATCATCAACGATTCCTATTTTAAGCCTAGAGCACTTTACTGTCAGAATCCCGATTCCATCACTGCTCATAACTCCGATGTTAAGTCGGACATTGATGCTCTGCGGACTGTTATCCGTGAAGCAAAGGCAAAGGGAATCACGGTGGTATATCTCAATAACGGCGACAAGATTGTTCACGGCGACATCAAATTCACGGTCTATCGCAGAAATCCATCATGGGACGGGAACAATGACGCATATCTGAACGAGGGGAGCCTCTGCTACTGGTTTCCCGATCTCGCCTACCTCACGACAGGCGATGCGTCTATGTGGTGTGCTGAAAAGTACAACCTGCATCCGAAATTTATCAAATGCGGACATCACGGTAACGACATCAGCGGGCTGACGCTCAAGCCCTCGCAGATGGCACCGTGGCTCAAGAAAAATGGTTGCGTCTACTATTGGGACAATGACTACAGCACAAAGTTGACCGACTTTCTCATGACGGGCAGAGAGGACGCACAGAACGCGGGCATGAAGTGCTTTGACATCCACGGCGACATCAATGCGATGTTCCACAGCGGAAGGGGGGTCATCTATAAGGATGGTCGCGCCTATTGGTATCCTTGTGCTTACAAGGGCGCGTTGACGCTCAAAAAACCTGACCTCGCCATTGTTAAGACCGTCCTTAGAGGGGATGCGGGCAGGGATGATGCAAGAACCACATATCTGCTCAACAAGGGATACCGTCCCGGAGAGGTGCAGACAGAAGTTAACACGCTGTACAAATTGATAAAGGGGTGACTATGCAGAACGGAATCGATATTTCTAACCACCAGAAGAACATGGATCTGGCAGCGGTGCTCCGGCAGACGGACACGAGCTTCGTATTATGCAAGGCGACCGAGGGCCTTAACTTTGTCGACAAGTACTGCGACAAGTTCATGGTCATCGCGCAGAACGCGGGCAAGCAGATCGGCTTCTACCACTTCGCCCGGCCCGAGTACAACACGGCCCGCGCGGAGGCAGATTTCTTCGTCCGTCAGACAAAAGGCTACTTTAACAAGGGCATCCCGGTCCTCGATTGGGAAAGTGCCGGTAAGCGGAATGTGACCTGGGCCAAGGAGTGGCTCGAGAGAGTGGAGAGCCTGACGGGCGTCAAGCCGGTGATCTATATGTCCGAGTCTGTGGTCAATGCGTACAATTGGAAGTCG